ATATTGTTCTTCCACTTCCGCAAAACCAAATAAATCAGCAAACGCAGAAAGAGCTTCTTCCATTGTTGCTGTTCTGCCGAAAATATCAGCAGCCTGTGATGTAGCCGCGAACGCCCTGCCAGCAGTTACACGGCTACTGTGCAAACTTGAGATAGCATCTCTTAATGCTTCTTCATTTCTTTGGTTTGTTTTATCTCCCCAAAGATCAGCCAAATACGCACCAAGTGGGCCGGTTAGAAAACTTAGACCAGGAACAGGGGCAGCAATACCTGCGATCATTCCTGCATTATATCCTTTTTCAGCGTATGGCCCTGATAGCCCAAGAGCCTGCAAAGACGCTGAACGATATCCGCCCATAACTCCACCTGCAACAGCCCCTGGAGCCCCGCCAATAGCTGCGCCAGCCAAAGCACCTTTACCCGCCGCAGCCCCTATACTGTCCATATCAAGAGACGAAGTTATATCTGGTATATCTGGCTGCGTTAATTCACTTGTCTGCTGTTCAGATAACGCCCCCTGTGACGCTGTTTCTTGAGCAGTACCGGGAGCAGCCGGAGATGTATTATAGATATCTGTAACTAAAGCTGCCTCACGAGCATCCTCTCTTTGATATGCTGGCGGTAATTGTCTGGATGTAGGCGTAAGAGGATTTCTTATCCCTGTCGTGATTACATCGGCATTTGGTGCTTTCATCGCATCGAAATAATTAGGCCATCCCATCAGAGAATATCCTCCCTTACAAGTCTATACAACCCCGACAGGCTGATCGGGTCAAACCCTACAGCAACACCATTTGAAGTAACCACGCATTGCAGACTATGAAACACGCCATAAAAACTTACAGACCTGTTCACTTGATAGAATCTATACCCCGCCTTGACCTGTGATATAGCTGTTACAGAAGTCCCTGTAGTACACCCATCAGCATAATGCGTCATTGCAACATTACCTGTTGTTGATATGCCGATCAGTTTCAAATGCCTTATCTCTGAACTATACATGGTTGATTTCGATATCGGAAGATCGCTTATTCTGAATGTATAAACTATATCGTTTTCATCGAATGTGTTACCATATTCAAGTCTTTCAATATACCCATCATTTGTTCCACCATAGACATACTGAACGCCGTTACTTGCCATAATATTGATACCGCAGTTAAGATGCTTGCCTGTACCGCGATCAATCTCAAACCATTTCTTTTTAATCAAGTCAAAAACCATTTCTCTTGTTTGAGTAAGCCAGTGGTATTCACCTTTAACCTGATCAAAAAATGCACTAAAGTCTGACGGGTCACTTCCAATATATGTGGAACTTTCCAGCCTGAACATATCATCGATATCGGCTGATATGTTGCTGATAGAGTTGCCATCAAACATTTGTATCCCGCCAGCACTCTCCCAGATAAGAACGTGTTTTGTAAGACCGGGAGCCACTTCAAAAGACACATCACATTTCACGAGCGTTTTTGGGGCCACGCATCCTATCGTGTCAGATACATTGTAAAGCCTGAAAGTCGAGTCATCATATCCATCAACAAGAAATACAGAGCTTTGCTTGAATAATATGAGGTTGTCATAGACAGTCCCGCCGAATCTTGAAAAAATAGTCGAACCAGCGACTAATTTTTCCGAATCTCCAAAATATAGCTTCGACGAACCATTGCCATTGGCTACACAAACAGTCCCTTCCGCCAGACTCATAGCCATGTTTCTGTTCTTATCTACTTCATCACAAATCCAAAGCCTATTCTGCCAAAGAACCCCAAAGTTGAAAGTAAGCAAATCCACCGGAGCCGGGATGCCATAAACATAATCTACCCTTACATTCGCGCTCAAAGTCGTAGAAAACATGATTTTGTAATAGTACAACTCATAAGTATTGGTGACAGTTGTTTTTGTATCTCCCGCTCCAATCTTGTTCCATATAACAGTACCGGACTGCGCCATAGACACACCGCCGACGGAAGTGCCATCGGTTATTGACCCGACAGAAACCCAACTATCCCCATCCCAATAATAAACAGCGATTATTGTATTGGCTACCGTGTTCTGACAAGAATCATCAGGAAGGATAAAGTGTATCCCCATAGTCTTTTCTTGAAACCCTAAATAAAGACTATTTGCAGATGTCATTCCGCCTATTTGCATGAAAGTAGAAACAGTTGCGGAGACATATTCATTGTTGTAAACATTCGTAGTATTATCATCGTAAGAAGTGACATACTTAAACACCGAAGCCGCTGTTCTTGCAGTTCCATCCCATATATCTTTAATAGATTGGATAGGCGCGTCAACTGTGACATAGTAAATGACGACATTGTCATCAATGCTACTGAACACGAAATGATAAAAATACGCCATCGATTCTCTAATAACACGAGGAACAGGGGTAAAGGCTGTTGAATCGAACGTCACCGAACCTGTTGCAGCCAGCGTCTTACCATCGGACGAAGTACCATCTGTAACAGTTCCTACCGATACTTCACCTGAACCTGCCCAATAGAACGCTGAACAAGTACCTGTTGATGTGTTCGCTGTTTGAACGTAGAACTTCACACCTTGTATTTCCCTTGTAGCAGCAACATAGGCATGAGTTTCATACCCTGTTCCATAAGCAGCTATTGGCGGAGTAAAACCAGTGGTGGCTCTACATACCCCATTGCTAACTCTTAACTCATCTATTTTCCCTGCAAAAAGAGCCGTTACGCCATCATAACCNACATAGACAATGTCAGTATAATCTTGAATCGTGGTCGGNGCAGCGTCTTTAAACACAAGTATTCCATTTATGTAGATGTAGAGATATGTAGCATCCTGACTAACCATGATATGACGAAAATCAGAAAAACCTATTGCAGATGTGCTTGTGGCCGTATAGTCTGAAGAAGCAGTCTTCTTGACTGTTACAACGACATATCCAGAAGCGTCAACTTCTATCCTGTAACTGTCTGCATCAGCAGTGGTTCTCTGGTAATAAAGCGTAGAAGCAGCCGTGAGATTTACTTGTGCGTCTATTGTATAGACACCACCACTTAGGTTAAAATCAGCATGATCAGCAGTCCAAATATAGCTTGCGCCACCTGATATTCCCAATGCTTGAGAAAACTTCCCCGTCCCAAAAACACAACCCCCACCTGCTGCGGCGAATGTATGGCTGCCAACCGTGTCTGTATATACGTTGTCAAAATGCCATAAGGCTTTAGTGCAAGAGTCAATGCCTGCGGATACACGCTTTAGAGTAGCCCTATTAAGAGAATCGTTCTTTGCGTTTGTTACCTGTTCGGTATAATTATACCAGAACGTTCCGAGAGGATCGTAGTTAATAAACTGCGCCGTGCGGTATTCATTTCCACTCCATAGATAATTTGTATCACCATTGAAGGCGACCATACTGCCATCAGGAGCGGGCGAAAAAGAAACAGGGTTATTATTTGCAAGAGTCTGAAAGTTAGAATAGGTGGTGTCCGAACCAACAGAAGGAATCGTAGGTGCAGTTGCTTTAACCAGTTTAGAGTTTACTCCAGAAGTAACCTGCGCGATAATATGAGATTCTTCCGGCTGATTCTTTCTGAAATGGAATCCACTGTCAACAGAAGTATAATTAAGAACACTCCCATTGGTTTTGGTCATTCCAGTGACGCCGGTGATCCCCCTGCTTCTGTATCTCAAATTCTCTAATGTCTGGAAATCACCCGGATCTAATAGAACAGGATCAACGTCTGTTTTGAGTTTACCGTTAAGTGGAATTTCAAATGAAGATAATCCTTCTTTCATCTCATAGACCTATCCCCGAAACTTGTTTTGGTGTAGTTCACACCCCAACTATAACGGTTAAAAGACTTATTTGTGATAGACATATTCTTCCGCACAGTCCTTTCCCAATGCTGATACCATCTGTCCCCCATGTTGGGCTCTCTGTCTCGATATTTGTAAAGCCACGCCGCATATTTGATTATCGCGGGCATTGCGATTGAATCAAATCTGAACCTTCTTGTATAAGAATACACCGGCGCAGGTTTAGCAATGTAGTTAAATGTTATCGTATGGCCCGCAGTTGAGGGAGGCGGGTCAAGAACAAACTTTTTCTTACCCTGAGGCACAATAACATACTCATCCCAAGGGTCAAAGTCATTATCCGTGCCTCCAAACAACGCTATCTTCAAAGCTGTATTAGAAACAACTTCAAGGACTATCCCATCACTACTATCGGTTGTGTTATGAACCGTATCGCCCGCAGAGACAGCCGTCAAGAACGTTTGTGTTGCGTCTGTAAGGGTACATTCTCCTAATACCGATGCACCTGCCGCTGTAATTGTCCCGCTTACCGTAGATGCCGCCGCACCATCTTTAATGGTAAATCTACTCGGAACCGCAGAACTTGTCGTATTAGCGTTATAAGTGAAGGCATTAGGTTCGCGCCATAGTAAATCTGTTATATAAGTGCCAGTATTATAATGTGCGATATACTGGTTGCGACTGTCGGTGAGATACATATACAGATAGTCGCTGTTAAGCGCATAGTCAGTTTGGTCGGCTACGGTTGTTATCGTTTGAGAGTTAGTTAAGGCCCTTGCTATGATAGCATACTCTGTTGCCGCTTCATTGAGAAAGTCATAGGATGTCCTGTCATCAAGATAACTGGATGTAGAACCTTCTTCAAGCAACTGCCTTAACTGGTATAAAAGAATCTTCCCATCCATGACGTGTCTCCTTAATCCCTGCGGAGCATTTCTACGTTAGATATCTCATTGAAATATCTATTTGACAGTTTCCATATCTTCGTAGCTCCTTCACGGTTTATCTTGCCATCAACGATTCTAACATTCGACGCCTGGGCAAGTTCAGCAATGGAATCGTCAACAGGAATATCGTATGAGTTCATGCGTTTAACTTCCATGTGCGCGTCTGATATCCCTTTAGTCATCTGGCTCCGCGTAAACATCCTGTCTTGAATATTTTTTGCAAGAGTTTTACGGGCTTTATCTAACTTGCTTTCTGTGACCCCATCGAGTTTCGGGATAGAAGCTTCAATCTTCGACAATTTGTCTTTGTTTTGTTTAATTCGTTCTTTAGCCTGCATAAGCTGGCTTTTCGGTATAATCCCTGATTCAAGGTTATACTCGTCAACCCTGATTTCTTCCCTGATATTATCAAGGAATTGGTCATTGTACCATGCAGGGTATTCAGAAGTGATAACCAGTTTTCCGTCCTTATTCCGCGTCATATCCGCTTCTGAAAAGAATTGGATTTCAGACATACTATTTCCCCTTTCTATTTACATTCGTTTATCAAGTTTGTTACCGGAGGGGCTTTTGAGTTGCCCCCCCCGGTAATGTTTAACCCTGCTATGTCTGTTTGATATCAAGACATAAAGTGCCTACGATACCGCATGACCATAGCAGAAACGCCAATCACTAAAACCCCAACCCCACCTTGCATAGATAGCCTGCTTAATGAGCATGGTATTGAAGTCGGTTTCGGTAGAAATCTCCGGGCTGATACGGTCAATCCAAAGAAGATACTCTTTCATCTTCTTGCTGTCCACGACGAACCAGTTGTTTGTGTCAATGTCGTCGAGACGAGGATAGGCAAGCACCTTCCAACGGCCATACTGGGCGTTGATGGTATTATTGGCATTGCCGGGATCAAGCATAGATTTCGCACCGCCATCACTGGAACCAACGGCCTCACAAGCAGTATCGTAAAGATTATCAGGAACAATAATCATATCCGGCTCAATCATAATCCTCTGACCAGATTCATTCCTGAACTGCTTCATAAGAATACGGGTTGCCGCGATAGATGTCTTGCTAAGTGCAGACGTACCAGCATTGCTAAAACCTGTAGCCGTCGATACGCCGCTTTTGGTAGTATGAGCCGTAGAACAAAGAGAAACTCCCTCTTCATTGGTCATATACTCAAAAGCAGAACTGAAGGCGTACCCGAAGGCGTTAGCACCGTCTTTCTCACGAACGCGCTGCATAGACTCAACAAGACCATTCTGGCGACTTTTAATCACGCCATAACGGTCATCATCAATGAGCTTGCGTTCAATGGCGATAGCACCGGCGCGTTCTTTAGGCTCAATGCGCGTATAGAACTGAGGCGCAACACTGAGGTATTCCAACTGCCCGCTAAAAGCCGGGATATCTGGAAGCGCACCGACACCGTAGAACTCTTCCCATGCCTTATCCGATTTTATAACGCCAAAGAGCTTGTCGACCATCGACGGAAGTTCTTTGAAGTTATCGGCATATACTTTCCGCAGCCTGTCATCCAGCAGGCGAGTAAACTGAGATGATGTTAAAGGATTTCCCATGTGTTACCTCCTTATGCTCTGAGGGCGAGGAACTGAAGTGGATTAATCCTGAAGATTGCGTACTCATTGCCAGCTTCAGAAAGATTAAGCTCCAGAACATCAATCCAAATATAGTTAGTTGTACCCACCGCGGCTGCGTTATTGATGAAAGTACCTGCTGTATCAGTCATCATCTTGCACGTCCCGAAAGCAGAAACATTTACTCCAACAATCGAATCCCCGGCCACGAAATCATACGGGAACGGGTTTTTAACCGTTTTCACCGTAGTAGATGTATCATAGGTTATCCTGTAGAGACCCTTGTTCAACCCATTCCGTGCGAAAACCGTAGCATTATAGGCAACCGGAGTATGATCCAATGCAGAACAAGTGAATGCAAGACCATCCCCATTATCCGTTGCAATCGCATCCACACCAATAGCAGTGCCATAAGACGTGGTAAAGATTCGCCCCTTGAGAACAACTTCCGGGCTTAATACCGCAACCTGCACCATTGCCGCCGGGTCGCCTTTAGACCACATCCCCTCATGACTGACGTAACTACGGGATGCCTGCGTGGATTGAGTAACTACACTCGTAATGCTTTCTGCTTTATAGGTAGAATTGAAAACAGGCGTCATGGCATCCGTTCCAACAACTACTCCAAAAGGAACCTGATCGACGGTTGTATCACCAGCACCCGCAGGATTCCATGCCTTAACACCTGAACAAGATGCTATCGCACCCGCAACAACCAACTGCCCATTATAAACCGTAGTAGCGCCTGCTGTNGTATCAACAGGAACCCAAAGAGGCTTATGAGGACTATATACTACTTCAAATCCAGCCATATTTTATCTCCTTTCAAAAGTTAAGGCAGATTAGTACATCCACAAAAAGGACACCCGGCAACGGAATATGACTTCCGTGGAGTGTAATAATCTGTTTCAGGCGTGCCACTGGGTTTAAGTAATATTAGCGGTAGATCGGCGCCAGTATCCAAACTTATCATTGTAGGTGGATCTGAATAAGCATAAGCGTCTTCAATAATTATTCCTGATCCACTTGATGCTTTCAATCTATCAAGATTTATCGTAAACCCGCAATTCCAGCACTTTATCCATTTGCCTGAATCTTCAAACGAACCCGGTACTCTTTCAGACCGTTTATGACGCGGTGTTTTGCTTCTCATGGTCTGTATGTATCGGCTATTTCCCATTTACTCTTTCTTTCTTAACACATTCTGGACATAATCGTCGTCCATTTGCATTGCCCTTGCGAATTTTGATGCTACGTCATCAAGTTTAACAGTAGGCCCGGAAGTCTCTGCTTGCCTTGTTGATGTAGTAACGCCGGTCGGTGCATTCGCGCCCCCTCTGACATTCGGTGCAGAAGTCTTGTTCCTCCCCCTCTGACATTCGGTGCAGAAGTCTTGATTTTCCCTTCTATGACTTTCGCTCTCGCTTTCCAGTAGTTCGCAATAGCATCAGCTTTCGCGTCCTTTCTGTTAGACCAGGTAGGATACTCGGCAACATTGGTAAGCAGTTCTTCCTCTATAAGAGCATGGTTAGCGGCGTCTTCACGATAAAGCCCTTTAACGGTTCTTATATAGTCGTTCTCATACTTCTGCCTTGCCTTTTGTGCTTCGAGGCCTTCCCTTTGCTGTAGCTCACGAAGTTCACGGACGGTCAAGAGTCTATCTGGGTCTTCTTCCTCTGGATTCGCCGGTGCTTGCCTTATCTCCGCCAAATTTTCAAGCATGGCTTCAATTCTATCAAGCCGACTCATACTCTGTTTTATTGCCCCAAATTCCTCTTCAAACTTTGCTACTCTCCGTCCAAGTTTTGAACGCTCTTTCTGCTCAATCTGTTCAGGGGTATCACCAACGCTCGCTGCTTCAGAATCAACAAACGAGGATTCGTTGCTTGCCTCTTCCACAGAGGGAGCATCACTCACCAAGGTTTGTTCCAGTTCTTCCGCCATTTTCTAAAACCTCCTTTATTTTGTTTCGTTCTCGTATTGTTCAACGCCTTTTGCATATACCGCTACTCGTTCAGACCATGTACCAATGATTCTCGTAAGCTCGCGATATACTCCCTTTTCCCATTCTTTTGTATCTTCCGCAATCATTCTTTCAAAATACTCATTGTGTATATGAATAATATCTTTCAACAACTGTTGTCCAATCGGTGTTCTGATTGCAGTCATAAAGTCAATGCTGTTTTCAAAGACCTTTAAGGTATTAACGCCCCTTTTTCTGATCTTATTCACATATTCGCTTATCTGTTCGTCATTACTTATCTTTATCATATCATCCCCGGATTTGCGCTATTTCTTGCTTCCATTTCGCCAGATGACATTTCATTTCCGCTTTGATTAGACGTTGGTGTTGACATATCGGAAACCTGCTGGTTGCCCGGCCCTGCTCCTTGCTGCGGCTTTGCCTTTGCGAGGTTCTCAAGCATCCCACCAACATTCTGATATTCGGCTCCCATAAGCTTTGTTACTTCACCTATCATATAAGTGAGAATGGGCACTATCGCTGGTATAACCGCAGCCATGCCGGACAGTCTCCCTATTAGCTGGTCGTATAACTGTATCTTCCTGTATTTTGAGTTCTCCTGCTCGATGTTAGAAGTTACCGGCTGATAATTATAATCAGCTTCTGGGCTGAAATAAGGGGCAAGCTCGCCAAGAATATTCATTGCCGTTACGGGGTGCATGAACTGATACCCCATTTGAAGCATCTGCCAGTAGAACTCTGACAGGAATGTATATTCAAACGTAAGAGATTTATAAGAGCTTCTTAAATTGGTTTTCTCCGCCGCACCCGCTACCGCTGTAGCTGTAGTTGAAGTCCTGCCCGGCAAGTCGCCCATTGTAGTTGGGTAGATCGCTTCCAACTGTTGTAAGCTGTTTCTTGCGATAGCAACGATATTCATCGCAGGATCGATATTTCCGTCTATCTTGAACTCGGCAAGGTCGTTTATGTTCTCAACAACCATAGCGTGTTCAGGTTCAAAGTATAGCGAATCATTATCTTCCCACGTCATTCTATTTACTTTAAGCGTTGGCATCATGGACAATTTTGAACGGTCGATGCCCATGTTTATCATATCATTTATGAGTGATTGAAGCTCGCGTCCATATTTACCGTCCGAGATGCCAACGTCCTTTGTAGGGTGTATGTAACACAACGCCCTTATTATTGGTCTATAGGGCTTCCCAACCGAGCTTATAAATGGAGTCGGCTGATGCCTTATAATTACTTTTTTCTCACCAGAATAAGCTATAGTTACAATAGCCTCTACCAATTCAGCGTTTGACTTTACCTTTCCGGTATCAGTATAGCCATAGTCTATTCTTGTCGGTTGCCAAACTCGTCGGTTTCTTTTACCACTGCCCATATCCTTCTGAAGAACTCCACTATGTCATACATCTTTGACATCGGCATTGCCTTTGGTTCATTCGCCTTTTCGTCGGTATCTCTTGCAGTATCTGTTATTTCGTCAGTCGGGTCAGCTTTAAGAAGGTCAAGATTGATGTAACCATTGACGACTTCAAGGGCTTTTAATTCGTCGTATGACATTTCAGACCGAACCGCCACCCATTCCTTGTCTTGTACTGAATAAACATATTTATTGTCAGTAAAGACGTTCCGGGGGTCAACTACTTCATAATCAAATCTATCAACAACAGGAATCTGATCTTCTACAGGAGTATCAACAAGTTCCTGAACTGGATAACCTTCCTCGTCAACACTTGTTACCATTGGTCGTTTTTCAGTTCTGGTAATCGATCTTAATTCCTGTTTCCATGAACAAACTACATAGGCACTGCCTCTTATAGAGTTAAGGCTTCTTGCACGAACGTATTTCTGATAATGATACAAGCTCTTAACATTAAGCATCGAGTTGAGATATTCCTTGGCAGCCTGCGCCATGAGTTTATCATTCGGCGTTTTCCCACTTAAATAGACTTCCACAAAGTCTCTCGAAGGGAAATATTGCTGAACCCATTGTGCAGCTTCCGTTAAATGAATAGACGCATATTCAGGAAGAGATACGTTTGCCTGCCATTCATAATCTTTATCAATACGCTTGTTTTCAAGCATATCAATAGTAGAAGAGAAATCAGCATCATCTGGTTCTTGATTAACTCTGGCGGTCTTGTATTGGTCATACAAGTAGTTGGTAAGATATTCTTCTGATTTATTAAGGTCTTTCTTTTTCATTTCGACCTCACTTTACCTTAAAATACACAGGTGTTAGTTGTTTCTTTAACACTGAATTACAATATTTACAATATATTTTTTTTTCCGACTTATCAAGTGGAACTATCACTTCAAATATTTTACTGCATTTCTCACAAACATAATTATACATCGGCATATTCTACCTCCTGGCTGCGTATCGTTTAGGTTGTGGCGAAGAAGAATCGTAAGAACCAAAGTGCGCCTTAGTTACAACCGGAGATTTCAAAAGACATTCCAAAGCCAATGGAAAATGACTGAACTTCATCATAGGCCTTTCCTTTGGGTCATTCTTCATTTCACTTTCCCTTGAACCCCATTCATCATATCTCCAATTCTTCATACTTTCGATTGTATTTTTACAGTTATCTGTAACCCAGATAGTAGGCAAGTATCTGGCTGCACCATCTATTACTACTTTGTTATTAAATGGTTTCCCGACTCGCACAGAATTAAGTATGCGTTTAGTCATCTCTTCGCGGCCTCGCGTACCATGAGTTTCCCATGACTGCCAATGAGCGCCAGAACCTATATTTCTGTTTTTGAAATCCTTAAAGTATCGGTTTAAGTCATCTATCGTTGATAGATTGGTAGAGTTCTGTTTTTTTGCTGCATTTGGGTCGATCAAATCAAGCGCATATTTATAATCAAGGCTTTGAAGCGCGATATTATGAGCTATGTCGTAAGTTACGTTATTGGTTTTTGCAGAGTAATCTTCCCAAACAAATATCTCATCAGTAGGGGAAATAGCTATCCAGACTATAGCCCAGGGATTAGATTCGTGATGGTCAAGCCCGCGAGCGAATTTCCAATTTAACGGTATCCCATCGGGGAAATAATGCGCTGACCGCACAACATGGACAGAAGGAGTAAATGACTTATAAACCTTGCCTGATAACTGCCTAAAAAGACCATATCTTCTGGCATCAACCACATCTTCATCATCGAACATGGCAAACATGGAATCAATATACTCTTTAGATGTTATCTCTTTCCCTGTGACTTTGGACTTATGTTGGGCAAGTTCTTCGTAAATAGGGTTGTCATCTGTGGCCGCCATGATGATACATATATCATCCGATGAATCAGTTATCTCTACTTCTGGAAGGTCATCGCCAAAGCGTTTTTTTATTCTATCTCTTACCGCTTCGGTTCTGTAAATTATTCTCGCACGCTCATAAAGGTCATCATACTCCCATCCTATCGAACCGGGTACAGGAGTAAATGTAAACATAATATCCCCATCTGTAGCAAGCAATCGTGGAACTTGCTCTTCAAACATATCCTTCCCCGGTTCTTCATCAAACCATGCGCTCGCCCTCTGCGTTCCTGCTGTAGCTTGTGTATCCTGCGAATATGATATAAACTCTATATTTACGTTATCACCATGAGGACAGCGGACAGTTAAGACGGGCCTTCTTATTGTGATATCTTTTTCTACAAGATTTAACGGGAACCTTCTTTTGAAAGCTGGATACTGCGTGTTCTTTACTTCTGCTTCGGATGCTTCAGATGGGAGTGATTGTGATGCAAATCTAAAAGTCCTTATACCTGAATCTTCTTTCATGTTCTTATACTTGTTCGGGTGCATACCAAGAACACGAAAGACATAATCCATAGCCAGAGTATCTGTGTTATGGTGAACCAACCCCGCGGCGAAGTAATTATGATAATCTGGAACTGTAAAATCATAAACTTCCTGGTCTTGAATAGGTTCAATGTTTGTAATATGACTATTGAATAGCTTCGGATTTGCACCTGATATCGGCGATAGAATATCTAAAACAGAAACGTAATCCCCGGAAGTTGACAAAATCCGGTGATGGTCGGCAGCTTCTACCCAACGACCATCAGACATTGTAATCCTATAACACTTGTGGATACCTTCTTTTTTGAATGGAGCTTCTGCGGGCGCGATTACTTTTTCATTGCCAACCCACGCATATACTTCAAAAGGCTTTCCTGCTTGGTACAAATCCAAAACAGTTTTTTCACCTTGTGGCGTTTCCACAAAGCTATTCTTTGTTAAACATTTACCCGCCTGATTGCCAGTAAAAAGACAAGTGATTCTACATGGACTGTTCAAAACCCATTCCAACACTTTAGTCGGCTTGAATGAGAGTACGCCTGCCCAATTTTCAACACCTGTTAAGTCAGCCACGATAAAAATAAAAGGATTAAACTGCAAAAATTTGCCGTATAAGTTGGCATCGTAACAATTATAGGCATAGAAGGCATCCTAATAACCGAAGCAACCGTAGGCGCAACAAGCGTTTCTCCTAACCCCCAGGAACAAAAGTAATTAGCTATCTGTGNTGAAGTTCCAGAAGGTCTAATCCACCATGCAGCATAAGGAATATAATTCATTATACTTTACCTTTCATAACTTCAATAAGTTTCCTGAACTTTGATAATTGATCCCATTCAAGATCGNGATGTTTTTCAAGTTCTTTGGTATGGTGATCAAGCGCAACTCTTCGCAACTCCTGATCCAATTCATGTCCATNNGCGAATGTCTCACCCAATCCAAGCCTTTTGTAAACAGAGGAAATTGCGAAATCTATAGAACCGGCTTGGATGCCCTGTTTAGAAAGCCAAATGATTTGCTTTCCAACAGTTCTTTCCCCTTTATTAGAATATTTCTCTAATAACTTTTCAAAATCCATTACACCAACCTCGTTCTTATGGTAGTAACTGAATCATCCGTAACTGTCCCTGATAAAAGAGGATTACCGGCGTCATCTTTTAGTGATACTGCGCCTGTTGAATTAGTTATCTCCATACGGTTCCGGTTTATATCCTCTATGAGGTCAACAACTACTTGTACTGCTGCAAGAGATGTGGCAGTAGCAAGCACGTCATTGTTTGCGTCCAGAGTCCCTATGGCATACCTGTCGTATCCAGTAAGCGCTGAAGTCCCATCGCATAGAATACTATACTCAAGCGACGAACTATATGCGACGAAATCATATTTGTAGAATCCATCCCCAACCTCGGACATTGCTCCTGCTGTAATGACAAGAGCCCCTGTATCGATTCTTCTTATATTCACTGTTGGGGAAAGCCCTGTTTCCGGTGTACCTGATGCGGAAAAAAATGCTGTGATTATCATGATGAATACTCCTTAATGGTCTATGTAAGTGTAATTATTCGTAGCTACTACGGCATATACTACCGCCAGGGCTCCTTTCATATCAGAGCGTCCCCAACAATCCTTTTAGCTTCCGCTCGGTATGCCTGATACTCCACATACTCTGTCATTCCGGGAGTAGCCATCTCATTGTTTATCATGGCAAGCTCTGCGGATTTGCTGTACCTGTCTGCAATGACTGCNTCAATCAGCTTGTCGCGATTGGAGTCACCCTCGAAAACAATGTAGTCGTAGTCATAACTCTNNCTNGTTGCNCCGTCNATNTCCTGTTTCTCAACTGGCACAANGTTAAAACAAAACTGCGTCTTGCTGTTCCGCTTCTGAAATTGAGCCGGGTACGTATCTGAATTTCCTTTCATTGATAGACCTCCTTCTTAATTACAAGATATTTTCTCATCAAGCTCATTGAATTTGCATGAAATAGCCATCCAATATAGCTCATGAGTGAACAAATAATCTCCCATTCCTTTACGGGGGATACTATGGAATACAATTTCATTGCTTCTTTCTTAAACCTGGAAGATATGCTTTTCCTGACAAGAGTAAATCCATGACCAAATCTATAGCCTAAAAAATCAACAGGACGCACATCTACCGGAAAAATCTGATAATTATTTTTCATAAACACGTTGAGTATATTTTGCAGGTATTCATTTATTTGCGATAAAATACCGCGCAGGGAAACTTTACTCACATGGAGAATAACGATATCATCACAATACCGAAAGTAATTCTTTACGCGCAAAACTTCTTTTACGTAATGGTCAAGGCCAGATAGATAAACATTGCCAAGATATTGAGAAAGATAATTTCCAATAGGTATCCCGGAAGTTGAATCTATAATCTCATCAAGAAGCCATAATGTGTTTTCACATTTGATTTTCTGCCTAATAATAGTTTTCAGTATATCATGATCAACGGAAGGATAAAATTTCCGAACATCCATTTTAAGGCAATATTGAGTGTTATTTATATCCTTCATACTGTCCTTTACTCGCTTAACCCCATCATGAATGCCTCTGCCTTTGATTGAAGAAAATGTATTTCGAATAAGTGTTTTCTTCCAAATTGGTTCAAGCACCTGCATGATACAGTGATGAATAATTCGATCAGGGAAATAAGGTAGTTTAAATATTTCTCTTTCTTTCCCTCCAAAATTTCTTTTGAATACGACATACTTTGAGTTTTTAAATGACTTATCCATAAGCATGGCATGAATTTTTAAAACATAGTTTTCAACATCTGCATCTACCATCTGCACTTCCTTGTAAAAGGTTTTTCCTTTTCTTGCGTTTTTGTGTGCAAGGCGAATATTATCCAAATCGTAGATTTTTTCAAACAAATTGCCGTATCTTTTCATGATAATCCTTTGGTTTTAGGTTAGTCTCCGAGCATTCAGTTTCCTTACCAGCACGTAATGAGACAATTTTCTTTTTTCACCAAGAGGTGCGGAATATAAGCTGTAGAAAAATAAACATCTGCCTAAAAATAGCTGCGTACCGATATTCCGATTAAGATTACCTGAAGCATTATTCAGATTCAAGTACGTGGCTCCATCATTCACTCCATTATTAGCATTGCTGCCTGATAAAGTAACGTGCCACTATCAGCAAGACAGCTTATATCCTTGAAAATCCTTTCTTCCACTTTATTTTCTGAAAACCAGCCGCGCACCGACATACCGAATAAGAATACCCGAAGCATAATACAGAGCCAAGCACGCGGCCCCATCACTCACCCCAACATCAGCAGCGCCGCCCGAAAAAGCAACGCGCCACCCCGAAGATTGATAGTAATAATCAGTGATTTTAGTGCTGCTGGAACCAGTAACATCCTTCGGCAAGAATCCTCTGTCAATATCCAACAATGCGCCTTGATAACCATTTGAGGCACTATTACTTGCCCCAACATCTGTGTAATTCGTGGTTGTATCATCTGCCAAATTTGCAAGCACGTTGCATACATAACTGCGATTGTTGTTGGTATTTATTCCGTCCACAAACTTCCAGAGATGCCCGTAGAAGTTCTCTATTCCACGGTAAGACAGATAAACATCTTTAGCCGCTAAGCCTGTCGTAATGGCACTTGTTGCCGTGCATCCAGACGCATTGCCGATGGAATTGGAATTACCTGTTTTCGCAATCGGATTATAATCATTGTATGCAGCCCAACCACTCACTGCCGCAATCCCATACCCAAGAACAGACTGCGAATACCAATCAGCATATTCAGTTAGGTAGAGAAGCTGGATTGCCGAGTGAACATCCCACAATGCCTGTGACCAGCCAGTCCCACGATTACCTGCGAGCGTTCTGAAATGCGCCCTTGTCCCATACGTACTGCCAGTAACGGGCAACACCCCAGATACGGAGCTTAATTTATCTCCTGTCGTTGCCGTAACATCCATCTGTGCCTGAATAACAGTAGATGCCGCGGTTTCATCAGTAAGGGATTCAGAAGTTGTGATGGCAGTCGCGGATATTATCGAAGCCACTGTAATCGTGATGTTATTGCTCGCCGTTCCAGTGACAAGCATCTTCTGCCCAACCTTCAATCCGGTTGCCCAACCTGTCCTTGTTGCAATCGTAATGGAGTTATCCGCAGACGCAAACACCGCTGAAACAGCCGTCTGATAACACTGCCCATTATACACACTTGCGGAAACGTCATAGAGATTGGCTTCGTATGCGCCATAATAAACGTAATCAAGCTCCGTTGTGCCAGAGAGAAACGCCGGATGAACGGAGAATCCTGCAAGCGGAACCGGACTGACATCCCATGTATGAGTTGTCCCAACGTAGGTGTGCCGGTACCAGAACTTCGGTATCTCCACCATTACCTGCCCCTCTGTCCCATCAAGAACAGAAGCCGTGACTCCATCTTCCTTCTTCGTGCTATCCGTAGCATGGAGGTAATAGGCCACTGTTCCATCATCGGCAAGGACACACCGGCGCATCATTCTCTGAATAGGCAGAAACGCATCAACTAACGTCACCTCTGTTGCTTGCCCCGCCGTAGAGCCTGTGCGGGCATAGGTGTCTGCACTTTCATCCCAGGCTACGCCGTAAAACTGTTGCACCCTCTGGTCAATCGTGTACTTGAGCCCCGCCGGAGTCACTGCAAGAGTAGAGCTTGCCCCGGATATGGTCTCGTCACTCGTTGCAAGTTCGACTATCCCCGCAATCGTAGTACTTGCATCTGCACCGCCTTGCATTGCCCTTATAAGTACCGTTGTCATATAGAAGCCTCCGCATTTATATTCATGTTTATCAATCCTCTTATTTCATTTCCGCTACTATGTGATGGACTTCACTTGAGATAATTGCATATATGACGAGAAGCCCAAATCTGTTCTGAACTAATAAAAGAAAGTGCATTTAACCACCGCGCCACTACCAGCAACGGCATTAATGCACTTGAAATTTCGTATGTTATCGTAACCCCTAACTACATAAGACTGACCAGACGCAGCAAGATGACCAACAGCAGTACCCGCCGTAATTGTCGGAGTAGTGCCATCAAGAGTAAACCTTATATCCGCCGTCTCTACAGTTATCAAAGCAGCCCTCATCGGTACTCCACCAATGCTCGCCAAATTCAAATAACTCGTCGTAAACCCAATCGCCGTGCCTGTAGCTAAACTTTCAAAACCATGCGCCTCACCATCATGTGCAAAAACTATCGACATATCGTCCTCCTTATTTAATCCCTACTGTTTTCTTCCTTTATATCAATAATCCCACCAAAATGCTTTGCCATCAATTCAGCAATAATAGGCGGGACAACCACATTGTTCTGCTGCCCTATAAAAGTCTGATGCACGACCGACTGATTGGCCGAAGGAAGCAAACCATGAGACTGAGCAATTAACTTATTGGCCTCCCACGACATAGACTTATCTTCCCTCTCAATGTCACCTATCATCCAACTTCTGCGATACCTTTATTATCCTGTCCGTAACCTCAGGAAGCATCGCCGCCAACTTCAAATACTGCTTCTCAATAAGAGCCTTTACCTCATCCCTCTCAAGAACCTTCTGGACACTAATCGGCTTTAACCCAAACTCCCCCCCTATCTCCGCAAGAGTCTTACCAGCCACACGAGCCTTCGCAATCTTAATATTCCGCGCCCGGTGTCTGCTTCCTTTTTTCTTATTTGCTTCAGGGGTGTGTGCTGCAATGGTGGCTTTAATAGGCTTGCCAATAGTCTTTGAACCACGGCCAGTTTTAACCTTATTAACTACTTCATTAACTACTTCTACTATATCAGTTTCCATAGTCCCTCTTCTCACTTTCTTGCTCTAATACACAATACATTACAGAAAATCAAGTTTTTTTATCCAATCAAAAGATATTTTTAAATAAATATACCCCTATATTACCAATATAGAATATACCTATGGTAAAAAGGCACGTTTTAAGGCATCTATATCACTCTTTTGGAATATAGTACCCCAAAATACCCCCTTTTTTATAGAAAAATGACCAGTAAATGACCTTTTGAAATGCTACGCTCCCCTCCCCCCATCAAGATTATAAGCATACCATAATGAATAACACACATGAGACCGTGAGAGAGATTGAAGGCATTTATGAATGGTTTCACGAGTATATGAGGTTGTGAGTAGGATTGTGGTAGGATTGTGGGTAGGTGATTGTGAGTAGGTGTTGACTACGCATATCCGCAACGCGCCCAATCGCCCGATCCGCTCCCCTCCCCGGCCCCGGCTGGCATCCTCGAACAGATGCTAACATGGCCGAGCATAGGCATGGGCAGGATAACAGGCATCAGGCATCCGGGCGCTAACAGGCTCGAGCAGGCGTCCAGTTGCTAACATGATCCGGGCAGGCTTGTGAGGCTGATAGTGGGGGATAGTGGGGAGTAGTCGGTTTTCGTATGTTTTCGTAGTTTTTAGTCGGTTTTTGTCTGAAATAGTAGGTTTTTGTCGGTTTTTGGCCTGGATAGTAGGTTTTAGTAGGTTTTAGTAGTGATTGGTATGTTTTAGCCTGGATTAGTCTGGGGTAGTAGGGATTAGTATGGATTGCTAACAGGGGGCGGCACATAAAAACCATTACAGCTGGCGGCGAATTTTTAGAATTGGCGGGATATTTGATATCATTACGTTTTTGGCTATTATGTAGCAATCCTTCGGCGGGCTGTTTTTTGGGATATCTATATCTTGTGGTTGGCCTGGATAACGACCGCTATATGTAGTGGGTAAAATATATTGCTTGACAAAAAAACAATAGAGCGTAAAAGTACAATCAACACCATGGCTGTAAGTCCTGACCCGGCAACGGGCAGGCAGGCAAAGGAGGGAAACATGCAAACAAGACCTGAAACAACGTACGAGGTGCTTGGAACACCAGTTACGCCGGGGAGAATCTTGGATTCACTATATGTCAAGGGGAGCGAGGGCCGGGACATACTCGT